CTATACTTGTTGTGTTATTAGTCGCAAAACTTTGACTTTGTAAAGTTGTCCATGTTAGACTGAGCGGGAAACTGCTTCCACCATTGGATTGAAAAAATGCCATAGATGCCCCGCCACCACCAATTGCGCTACCATTGTGTTGTATTGCCATTTGATTGGCTTGAGCATTAGCCAATATATCGGATACTGTAAATCCGAGAGGTGGAATTAGAGAACCATACTCTGTCTGCGTCCATCCCGGAGTACCCATGTATGTAACATCATAGACCCATCCAATGGATGGGGATATGTCAGACAGTTGAGTAACAGAAATATTACCGCCTAAAATCTGCGATACTGTTTTTTCCAATTCCTCAACTCGTGAAACAAGATTATCAACTTGACCTTGTAAATCAGTTGGTGAAGTAGTACAAATATTAGTAGTGCTTCCACCGCCTGTTCCTAAATCAACTGGCATTTTCAATCTCCAAATTTAGTGGTGCTTTGTTTGATAAATCGTTATATTCCATTCCAATTATTTTTACAGTACTTTCAAACCCGAGACCACCCTCGGGGTGAAATCCTGCACTGATTTCTTTTACCGTTACAGTATTTCCAACATTCAAATAATCAAATATTGATTTTCTATCCAATGCAACTCGTCTAAAGTTTCTCACTGGTCTGGCGCGTTTATCAACTCTTGCCTTAGTACTATTTTCGATACCAGCTTTATCATGTCTGCCAACATAGACCTGATTGAGCTGCAGAGGACCGTAATCGTCAATCGATTCTTGGTCTGTAATCTCTACACTAAATCTTGAGCGGGAAGTATTCGCTTGAGAATATCCGAACACCTGATTAGACGGAGTTCCTTGTTCTATAAGCAAGGGGGATTGTAATTCTGTATTATTATTATTTAGGATTAGGGGAGTATTAATTCCTTTTCGATAATACAGATTAGCAAACAATTCTAGATTACCTTTTTCGTTTATGTCTCCGGTGATTGACCAGTCCATGCCGGTATCTTTGATTAGTTTGCCGATATGATCATAGGCGTTAGTGCGCAAATCATCGGAGAATGTAGCTTGTATATCGTCCATGATGTTTTCTTGAATGATTATATTTTTTGCTTTGGTATGAGCGTGTTCTAGTATCTGACTAAAGATATGCTTGGGCGTTCCTTTGACAGTCACATAAGGCATAGCCCTAAACGACAATATCGCTTCAGCGGAGTAAGCAGTACAATTTACAATTCCATAATTCCAAGTACGGGGAGTTAGAATTACTCCTGTCCATGTTGGCAAAGTACCGTTGAAATTACCATTCTCATCTTTTGTTGGCACATGCTCAATATGGATTAGATTTCCAAACTGCAAAATTCTCTCCGTACATTTCGGGTCACTTGTGGACATGGAGAAGTCACATCTGCCATGACCATTTAGCACCCATGAACGGGGAGTAGTAGTGACAGAAATCTCCGCTATTGGTTTTTGGAAGTGGTCAAAGATATGAATACGGGAACCCATTTATAAAATCCTGTCTCGATGATTTATTACAATCGTCACTGCTACCGTTCCATCATCTATATAATTCAATGAGTTTACACCGGGGGATAAATCCAACCATGCCTCACGATTACTCGATAAGATAACATGTACAGGCGTTCCATCTGCCAAATATGCTTCTTTATTTTCACAGTCAATCGTCAAAGCTGTATCGATAGGACAGGGAGATTTTACTTTGATATATTCTCCCGTTGTTGCATTAGTCAATTTGAAATCGAAAAAGTTTATTTCCGTTTCTGTCCCTAATGCGGAAACAGGAACATTATCGCCGTTGAATGTCAAGGTAACATCGTCAAATTGTATCGATGCTTGAGTATTGATAACACTATCCAATTGACCATCCATTACAAATCTAATTGTTTCAAATGTCCCGTCTAAAGAAATATCATAGCTGTCAAATGCTATCCAACTATCAGATGATAATGGGGGAAAATCACTATCAGAATATGCAAGAAACCAAGATGCATCAGGTTGTAAATATTGCAATCCAACAGTAACCGGCCACGACGAACTGCTACTATCAGATGATACAGTTCTATAATCCCCAGCATAATAAACATTAGTCATCCCAGCAGGATGATAAAACAACCAATCCAAAGTACCCGCTTCATTGGCTACTTGAAAGTCACCATCACCGACCATTGATATTCCCAATTTAGTTGACACATCCGCAAATGTCTCATAGCTGTCAGTAAAGTTATAAGATAATCCTGTTTTGGTTGATAATATCTCTGGCTTCCATGCGCCAGGACGGTTGGCATTTTTATCGTAGAAATTCGTATAATCCCATGCTGTATTAGTGGACGATAAATCAATGATAGGTTGGTTGTCACTATCAGCATCAGGGGCAGACAAATCACTATCGCCATAGAGTATCCATAAATCATGCTCAATATGTCTGACCGTTGTACTAGCCGAATGGCTTACAGCGGTTGTATCCTTTGCGCTTCTAGTCACGCCTGAAATATTGAAGTCAATAAAGTTGATATTATCAGGGTCAAAGGTAATCGCTTCACTCTCAATATAAATCGTTCTGTTCCCAACAGACTTCAACTCACGAAGAAAAGATAGATTATTTCTGTTTTGCGTGAAGTAAATAATAGTATCATCACTGTCAAAAGTAGATAATAAACTACCTTCCTTCTTTGGAGATAATTGTAAATTTATCCAACATTTGGCTTCTGTACTATCGCTGTCCATTTCATATAGCCATCGGTCTGCAAAACTTCCATTCTGCCAAATCCTAAAGTCATCTCCGTCAGCTTGTACCTTTCCAGCATCTATCAAAGTTTGAACATCCAAGCCGCCATTGGTAATTTCATATGGGGATATATAGGACTTGGATAGATTGTTATAAATAGGAACATAGCGACGATAAGATAATCCTGTTGTTTTTGTAGTTGTTGGGGTAATGGTAAAAACAGGTTTGACATTGATATTGCCTGCATTGGTTACATCGAAACTGTCCGATGATGCGGTAATGTCCCAACTATCAGCAGTTGCAGTAACCAACCTCCAATAAGGATACTCGACTTGGAAAGTTATAAAAAACGCATTAGGCTTATCATCGCCTTGTGAAGTGATACGCGTTGGAAATCCAGTCAGATAATATTGCTTGTTCGAGTCATTCTCGTCCTGAGCAATAAGATTATGACGTTGACCATCCATGATACTAAAATATTGTTTCATCAACTCACGGGCGGTATTGATATTGTAATCAGCCGCCACATAGATACCAATGACAAAAACATGCGGATTTAGTACAGTGGTCGAAAGATAGGGAAAATCCAAAGCGCGATTGACAGTAACGGGATTACTGGACAAATTAGCCATCTGCCCCGGCGGAATGTAGGAATTAAAAATAGTTCCATCATTTATGTTTTGAGAATTCCATGTGAGTAATGATAGTTTCATTAATATCCTGGATTGACGATGGATTGACTTGTAGAACTTAACAGGGGATTAGGATAAGGACAATCATATCCAAGTTGTGACATATCTCCAAAAATAACTGTACCGTAGAAATAATTATTTACAGTACCCTCACCTGAAGGAATAGTTCCGCCAGTTCCTCCACCCGTATCGCGCCCGCCCGTGGAACCTGTTGAAGTACCACCTAAATCTATACTTAATAACTCCAAAAGCGGAGCGAATGGTTGTAAGAGAAACATTACAAACGTTTCAAGATATGCCAATATCCCGCCTAGCATGGATTGAATACCGCCAATCAATCCCAAGACAATATCCCGTCCGACGCCAAAGAATACAGTGGATGGAGATTGAATACCAAGTGCCCTTTTTATCGGGTCAATGAGATTTTGCTTTGCCCAAGCATCGGCATCAAAAGACCATGAAAAAAGACCGTCTCTAAGTCCCTGTGTTGCTTCTCTTGCCGCATTTACGAAAGCATCCGAGACTGTCTTCATCCATACATTGGCATCGAATTTCGAGTTCCATATTTTTATGAACCATGCGTTGGCGTCGAACGATACCGAACTCAACTTATTCCATAGGTCGGCTCCAAATGCGTTAGCGTCAAAACTCCAGTTCCAGGCAGGCGAGTTTTTTATTGGGTCTATAACTTTATTCTTTACCCATGTGTCTGCATCAAATTGAGCATTCCATAGACTGATAAAAAACAGATTAGCGTCCCATGAAGCATTCCATTCCTCGGATTCTTTGATTGGGTCAACAACTTTGTTTTTTACCCAGTCATCGACATCGAAACTCCATGACGAAATTTCAGCCCAAAAGTTCATAAAGTACAAATCGGCGTCAAACTCTGCGTTCCATGCTTCGGAGTTTTTAATTGGGTCTACAACGCTGTCTTTTACCCATGTATCAGCGTCGAATTCCCAATTATAAAAAGCATCCGTCCAATTCTCAGAAATATCCTCAGCCCATTGGTCTGCATCAAATTCCCAATTCTTCAAAGGGTCAATGATGTTATCAGTCATCCAAGCATCGGCATCAAACTCTGCATTCCATGCTTCAGAATTCTTTATCGGGTCAACAAGAATATCTCTCACCCACGCATCTGCATCAAATTCCGCCTCCCATGCTTCTACAAACATTGGTTTAAATACATGTTCCTTGACGATTTGCCTAGCGACATATTCAGCCTCCTCCCAACTTCCGACCGCCATTGCGCCTAATAGAAAATCGCTAATTGCCGTACCTAATGCTTGAATGGTTTCAGTATCATCATTCAAATTCAGTCCCTCAGATGAGAATATCTTCGCTA